AGATTCGTCAGTACCTAGTTTATTGAAATTAAAGAAAACTGCTAAAAGATTTGTTTCCCGATTACGAAGTGATAATAAATTAGAAATACAATTCGGAGCAGGAATATCAGATAATAACGATGAAGAAATTATTCCAAATCCAGATAATGTTGGAAATGGATTAGCAGGATTCCGCCGAAGTGTTGATGTTGATATAGATCCATCGAATTTTTTATATACAAGAACATATGGACAGGCTCCTTCGAATACTACACTAACAGTAACGTATACAGTTGGATCTGGGGTTGCTGATAATGTCCCGGCTAGCACACTTACTACTATTAATTTTATCGAATACAATGACAATGTTAATAACATATTAAATGTCGGAATGTTGAATTTTGTTAAGAATACAATTGCAGTAAATAATCCTAGTCCAGCAACTGGTGCTAAAACTGCTGACACTACTCAAGATATTAAAAATAATGCGTTAGCTAATTTTGCTACTCAGAATCGATTAGTAACTAGAGAAGATTATATAATACGTACTTATTCAATGCCTGCGAAATTTGGTAGTGTTGCAAAAGCATATATTGTGCCGGATGATCAATTATCTCAACAAGAATTTGAATCTAGCAGAATTGCAAATCCAACTGCTATGAATATGTATGTTTTAGGATTTAATTCTAACAAACAACTAACGGAATTAAATACTGCCATCAAAGAAAATTTAAAAACATACTTAGGTTATTATCGAATGTTAACGGATGCCGTAAATATAAAAGATGCATACATAATCAATATTGGAGTTAACTTTGAAATTTCAGTGTTACCTAATTATAATAGCAATGAAATATTGTTGAAATGTATTGATGCTGTTAAATCATATTTCGATATTGATAAATGGCAAATAAATCAAGTAATTATAAAATCAGATATTTTAAATATAATTGGTAATACACAAGGAGTTCAATCCGTAGTAGGAGTTACCTTTAGTAATTTATATAATACGGCATTAGGTTATTCTGGTAATACATATGATTTAAATACTGCTACTAAAAATGGAGTAATCTATCCATCATTAGATCCTAGTATATTTGAAGTTAAATTTCCAACTAGCGATATTAGTGGTCGCGTAGTAAACTATTAAAGGATATAATAAATGTTTAGAATATTTTATGCAGAAAAAGATGCCGCATTATATGAAGCAGCACCAACATCAAACACCGGAGTTGATGAAATACTAGAAATTGGTAAACGTCTAGGAAGTGATGGTTCAACATTATTAAAATCCAGAAGTTTAATTAAATTTGATATGGCTGAAATATCTCAGTCATTATCATTGTATAATACAACCGCGAATAATTGTAAATTTGTATTGCAATTATATACGTCCCATGCAAAAAACTTGCCGGCTGAATACACAATTGAATCCCGATTGGCAGCAGAACCATGGATTAATGGAACCGGTGATATTTCTTCTACAATAACAAATGGAACTACCTGGTCAGGACCAAATTCAGGATCATATGTAAATACATGGATATCATCGAGTCAAAACGTACAAATTGGATCTAGCACATTATATATAGCAGGAACTGGTGCCGGTGGATCATGGATGTATCAATCAGCACCAACCGGATCTACTGCGGGACTCGTAACATCTGAATCATTTTCCTATCGTACATCTGATATTAATATGAATGTTACTGATGCTGTAAAAGTTTGGATGTCAGGTAGTGGAGGTGCAACTATACCTAATTATGGATTCGTAGTTAAATTTTCCGATGCCGATGAATCAAATAATTCGGTTAGTGGGTATGTGAGATTCTTTAGTCGAGAAACTCATACAATATATGTACCTAGATTAACAATGTATTGGGATAACAGCACGTTTACAACAGGATCTCTAACTGCTGTTAATACTGAATCATATGTAGTATATACCAACGTTAAACCAACGTATAAAGATACTGAGGTTGCTAAAATACGAATCTATTCCAGAAACAAATATCCACAAAAATCTCCAACTAATCTGTTCCCACAGCAAACTGTAAATTATTTGCCTGCTACAACTAGTTATGCAGTTTTTGATGCCGCTACAGATGAAGCCATTATTCCATACGACAATATTTATAATAAAGTAAGTTGTGATGCTACCAGTAATTTCATTTATTTAGACATGAACGGTTTTATGCCAGAGCGCTATTATCGTTTAGAATTTAAAATCACAGATGGATTTACTACTCAGTATATCGATGACCAAATTTATTTTAAAGTAGTTAGATAATGGCAAACGAAAGAAAATACATAGATCCAGATGTTTTAGCACTACATGCAAAATACAGACAACAAGGATTAACTACCACATCAAACAATACTTCAATTATTCCGCGAGATACTGCAGGCAATATACAATACCATGAGAATGCTACGAACAATGCATTATTAATTATTGAACCTGTTGCTACAAAAATAATTACAAAATCAGTATTAAAAGTAATAGATACCCAATTTCAATATTTTAAATTTCCTGCTACTACTAGAGTTGTACCAGGAGTTGCTAATATTAACTTGGATCTAGCTAGCGATCTTCCGGATCCGGTTTATGCAAGATATAAACCATCCGAAAATAGAAAAATTGCAGAATCAACTTTATTTTCTGGTATATTAATAGATGAGGTAGTTGAAGGTCAACCTCAAACTAATATTAATTCATACTATATTACAAAAGAAGTAAAAGAAAGTGGAGCTGATTTACGATTCCGCGCTAAAATTAATCATAGGTACGATACACCAACATCAGCGACTGGTGGAAGTATAGTTGAGTTTTCCATTATCAAACAAGGACCTGATACTGAATTAAATCGTCAATTTAAAGGCCCATATTTACCAGTAGGTAATCGTGGAGAAGATGGTATAATAGAACCATGGGAAGTTCTAGATACTGAGATTGAAGTTATTATTACTAATAATGAATTTAATATAGGCGATTATTTTGGAGTTGGGGCTCGATGTGATCAGAATAGGGAGTTTATATATAGTACAATTAATTCGGAACAAACATATTGGGTAATTACAGATGCATCTAAAAATGTAGATCTGTGGAATCGGGAAATTGCATAATGTTATTACAATATAAAAATACAACTGAAATATCAAATGCATCTGGATCTATTTCTGGCGAGCGTCTATCTAAAAGTAAATCAACTTTTTTAAGTTTTGATGCTGAAGAATCAATTTATTTTAATCCGAAGATTGTTGAATCCGATGATTATACTAAATTAGAATTACATGTATATAACAATGATGTTTGGTTAACTGGAAACCAATCAGTAACACCAATATCGCGTATACCAGAATACCGAGATAAAATTACCAATCAATTAATTCAATTTCCAACTCAACCGGTAGGGATTGATTTATACAATGAATTTAGTCAATTAAATTTAACCTCCGGGCGATTTAAATTTGTGGTTAATTTCTTTAAAAACTTAATTGGTAACTATGACATACAACATTTAAGAATTGATGAAATTTCTCCAGATCGTACTGAGATTCGTTTACGGGCAATTGATTCAGATAATCCAGAATTTTTACAACAAATTGCAAATTATATACAGACGGTTAATCAAACCGGTGCAACTATATATAAATCATATCTATTAAATTTTAGTCGCAATCAATGTGTATTATTTGTTAATAGTGTAGTAATCGGCGAATACTTATATGTTAAGTTAAATGAGCCATTACCAACTGGAATAGCTGTTGATTTTAAATGTTGGGTTGTTGAAGAATTAAAAGATGCATACATTGATAATATTTCATTGATTGCAGAAAATATTGCCAATAAATTTAATGCTTTAGCAAATCCAAATTGGTATGCAAATGCGTCATATAATATATCAGCAGGAACTGGCCTTAAAAATTGGAATGAATTATTAGGATCATCAGTACAAACATCCCAACAAATTGTAGATGCATATTTCTCCGGTAGTTTGTCTGGCATGACATTAAACATAGATTATTCTGATTTTAATAACTTTATATTTTATAGTTCAGCGACTGAACGATTGCAAAATTTTAGATATAAACTTGATTTACTAGAATATTATACATCACAAAGTTTAGTGGTATCGCAATTATCTGGCAGTGTTGCTACAACAAATGTAATTGATTATACTACAACTAAAACTAATTTAGTTAGTGGATTCGATGCATTTGAACAGTATCTATATTATCAATCTGAGTCGATTCTTACCACATATCCAATACCACACGAATCACCAAATGTAGCAACTGTTACTGGGAGTTATATTACACCAGTGCCAAAATCTACATCGACATACCCATATCAATTAGTTTCTACATCAGCACCTCAATTTACAACTTGGTTTAATACATTAGTTACTACTGCAGCAGAATACGATAGTTTAAATACCAATGCATTAATTGCATCAATACCAGAACAAATTCGATATAGTGCTGATAGTGTTGAGCTTGGAATGTTTGTTAATATGTCTCTCT